GGCGCGCTCGAGCAGCACGCGCTCGGCGGTGATCTCCAGCTTGCTGAGCACCTTGCCCAACTTCGCATCGATCGCCGCCTTCACAGCCGGGTTCTGCATCAGCCGATTGCTGTGCACGCGCGCACCGTTGGCCGAGTAGCCCGCGCGGATGCACGCCTGTAGCGCGTTCTGGTCGACAAGGTATTCGGCCACGAAGCGCTTCATCTTGTCGTTGAGGCCATCGCCCTTGATCTTCGGCATCACGCCCCCCTCGGCAGGTCACGCCCGCGCAGCCAGTCCATCACCCGCTTCACTTCCATCACCTCTTCCAGGTCGTACAGCACACGGCGCCCTTGTCGGACTGGCCGTGGCCGATAGTTCTTTTCACGAGTGCGCCCGATCAGGCCGTTGACGCTGAGATTCAGCAGTTCAGCGGCTTCCTCACGTCCGATCAGGGTGCGCTCTGTCATGGCGTCATCGCCCGTGAAGAGCGCTAGTTGGAGGTGGCGCGTCGTCACCTGGATGTCGCCGGCGAGGCTGGCCGCAGAGAGCAGCCCAGACCAGATACGGCCAGAAGATGAGGTGGAAGAAAGTAGGCATGTCATCCTCAGTCCTGAACGTGCTGCACGCGGTTATCGCGCCAGCGATCGAACGTCTCGCGGCGCATGGATTCGAGTGTGTGATCGTCGTGCTCGGTGGGGTCGTCCTCGCCGAGCTTCGCGGCCATGCACAGCCCCATCACCGTGGCGCCGAAGACGGTGCCTGCGATGAAGGCGAGGATGAAGGCGATGGCTGTCATGGTCATTGCTCCCGCTTCACGCCGTAACTCAGGATCGCCAGAGCATCAGCATGGTTATCGTCGACGACCTTGAAGCCGCGGCGCGTGGCCTCGGCGATCATGTCGTCCTTGGTGGCGTTGCCGAAACCGGTCCACGCCTTCTTGACCGTGCCCACGCCGACCCCGACGAGCCGCACGTTGTTCGCCGCGCACCAGGCTTCGAGGATCGCGAGGTAGCCGAAGTACACACGCGCCGAGAGGTTCGACACGTGGCGCTTCACGTCCTCGAAGTACACGACGTGGATCTCGCCCATCTCGCGTGCAACCTCCGAGAGCCACGCGCGCATCTGCGCCCAGCGCTGGCCGTTGTGGTCGAGCCTGCCGGGCTTGAAAAGCTCCGTGCCGCTACGCTGCTTGCCGTCGCGCATGGCGTAGGCCCAGCCGCATCGCGTGGCCAAGTCCAGCGCCAGCACGTTGCACGCCGGTGCCGAAATGCGCGCGGGCGTGCGCGCGATGGATGCGGGCGTACCCGTTGCTGCGAGGGAATTCCATTGCGCTTCAGTGACTTCCGCGCTCTCGATCACCGCGAAAAGGTCAGTCATGACTTCCCCCGCAACTTGGCTGCCTTGCGTTCGCGTTTGGCCTGCGCGGCTTCGATGCGCTCGCGGTCCTTGCCATCGGTCCAACGGTTGGTCGGCATGCGGTATTGCAGCGGCTGCGGCGGCCGACGATAGCCCGGTTGCAGGGATGCAGCAGCGCCCATCAGGGCAGCAATGGCAAGTGCGAATCGTGTCATCACGCAAACTCCGGCAGCAGCGACGCGGCAGTCTGTGGGCCAGTGGCCTGCGCACGCGTCTCGGGTTGTTGGGCCTGCGGGATGCCGTTCACGCACTCGCGGAACAGCGCAGAGCGCAGACGTGTTGCCCACAGGGGAAGGTGCTCGGCCTCGTCGCGCTCGACGTTGCGCTCGACTTCCTCGCCGGTGTGCCGGTCGCGGTACGGATGCGCCAGCGTGACCTTCATCGGCGCCAGGTCGGGGTGTCCGATCTTCGGCATGTACATCGCCGCGGCGTGCGCCCAGCCCTTGAACGGGTCGGTATGCATGGCGCGGTGCGTGGCACGGATGAGCTTGAGTCGCTGGTTCAGCCGTGCGGTCACCTCCTGCCACTGCGTCAAGTCGGCAAAGGCGTGGCAGTCGCACACCCATTCGTTGCCGGTCTTGACGCCGGCCCACATCGGGCAGCCCCAGGCGGAACACTGGCCGGGCTTCTTCGGGCCGGGGTTGTCGGGTGCGTTCGGTGGGGTGCGGTCGAGGGTCATTTCACGATCTCCGGCGTCCAGCCTTTTCCAGCGCCGTTCGGCCCCAGCGAGCGATACATGTCGATGTGACGGAACAGCATCGCGGAAGCCTCCATGAGCACCGCCTTCGTGAGCGGATTGGGGTAGTCCATGGCCATCTGCTGCAGCTTCGCGGCCTCGTCCCAGATCGGGTCATTCGTCATGCTGCGACTCCTTCGAGTTGCTTGCGCTTCGCTTGGATGCTTGCGATGACCTGCTCGCGGCCATAGCCATGGGTGTGAGCGCCGATGCGCGCGGCTTCGGCCATGAGCTCGTCGTTCGTCATCGTGGTGAGTTGCTTTGCTCGAGGCTTGGGCGGGTTCCGGACCTTGGCCAGCATGGCGAGCACGAAGCCGGCGTTGATCGGGGTGGCATCACCGGTGGCGTCACGGTCAGCCACGGCGAGGTCGTAGGCCTTGCGCAGTTCGGCAGGCGTGGGCGCCATGGCGGCGAGTTCCTGCACCTTGGCGTCTCCGGCGAAGATGCCGCGGGGGACTTTGCCCCGGGCACGCTCCCAGGCAATCAGGCTCATCGACACCTCGACGGCGGCGCGGGGCGGGTCGACAGGGTCGCGCGCGGGATCTTCGGGAGACTGTGGTGTCGGTATGGTTTTAACTTCTCCCTTACCTGTCCCTTCCCTTACCTGTCCCTTAAGAGCTTTTTCTGGCGGAATTTGCGGGGCGTTCCGCTGGAAAGCTCCGGCATTTCCAGCGGAAACATCTTCGCTTCCACCGGAATTTATTGAATGTGCACTTTGCGCTGCATCGCCATCACCAAAGCCACCGCTATCAGAGTCATCGGGACCCGCACGGCCAATATCGTTCCGCTGACCATCCGGAGGAACGTCCCCGCCTTTCCGCTGGAATGAGTCATCGTTTCCGGTGGAAATGAGCTTGCTTTCCAGTGGACGGCCAATACTTTTCCAGACATCGAACGGCGGACAGACGACGACAGGGAGGCCAGATTCCTCGCGGCGCTTGTTCAGCTTCCGGAGGCGATCGACAAGTTTGTCGTAGGCGTGCTGCAGCTTCGAATCCCAGGATTCGCGGGCTTTCTCGCACACGACCGGGTGATACAGGCGCGCGTCGGCGCACTCGATCCAGCCGCGCAAGGCGCCCTCTTTCACCTTCAGCCATTCGCCCACGGCGCGGCCATAGCCAGCCAGCGAGGCAAGCGAGCGATCGTCATTCGGGAGAGAGCCCGCGGGGACTTGATGCCAGGCAGCGCACCAGAGCATCACAGCGCTGCGGAATTCTTCGCCGGACACCATGACGGCGATGTCGCTGTCGCGCAGACGCACGACATCCAGTGGCATGAATTGGAAATCGCGCAGATCGCAGTCAGTCGGCGTGAGAGGTTCGGGTAATTCGTTCACGGCTTCAGTCTTCCCACACCAGTTTCTGAATCGCCTCGGGGCTGGATAGCGCGCCCGTGGCAATGGTGACCATCGCTTGATACATGGCCTGATCCACGCAGATGCGATCGACCGGCACAACCTTGAGCCCGGCCGATGCAAGCACCTGGCACGCCCTTTCAAGGTCTTCCGATACGAAACGCGAAACGGTCGGCGGTGAAACGCCGATTTCACCGGCGATGGTGTTCTGTCCAACCGCTGCAATCCGCTGCAACGCCACCGCGTGCGACTTGCGTGCCCTTTCAGCCGGTGTCATTGAAACTTGGCTCATGTCAACCCTTATGGTCCCGTTCACATGCGTACTTCCTTCGTGATGCGTTTCCCCGTAGCCAGGCGCGTCGGGCGCTCTATCGTCGTGGTGCTCAGTCTCAGGCGGCTGCAGGCTCGGCCTGAGATGTGTCCGGGACGGCAAGTACGGGCTGCGCGGGACTTTCTTCCAGCCCTTCGAAGGCATGCGGATAGGCCAGGCGCAGGTACTGCAGCCGCGCTTTGGGAATTCCGTTCTCACGCCATTCGTGCACGGAGGGCGGCTTGATCTCGCAGATCTTGGCCACCGCCGAAGTACCGCCCAGCCGGTCGATGACCGTATTGGCGAGTTGGTTCATAAGCTGCTCCTGCGTGGTTTGGCCTCTATTTTAGGTCGACCTAAACAGAAAATGCAAGGTACAGCTAAAACAATCTGGATTAGGCTCAGCTAATGGAAAAGTGGAACGAACGTCTTGCCCACGCGCTCGGCCAAAGTGCGTACAACGCCAACCAGCTCGCCAAGGAACTGAGGGTGTCGGCGCCTACCGTGTCGGCATGGATCGGTGCGGCCGGGATAACGCCAGCCAGGGACATCAAGGGAGAAAACCTGTTGCTGGTATGCCGACTGCTGAATGTGCGCCCGGAATGGCTGATGTTCCGTGAGGGCTCAATGCGGCCAGCAGCGGTGCGCGACCGCGAGGCAGAAGAAGCGGTTGCTCTGCTCTATACATTGCCGGATGACGATCGGGCGCTGGTCATCGCCCAAATTAAGCGTCTCGCAGATCTGACTTCAGAAAACGTAAACTCTGTAACCGCTGAAAAGAGTGGCACCATAAGTCACCGGGCGACGGATGGCCGCTCGACCAGACAACCAGCGATCAAGCCCGGTATTTCGAACCTTGACGAAGCCGTGCGAGAAGCAGAGAGCATTTTCGGGGTTCAAGGTGCATCATCAAGAACAGAGAAAGGAAAAGCAGGCAACGGTCGTTAGTCTCGATAGCTACAGGGAGAGGCGCAACAAGCGCTTGCCGACCATAGAGATCCAGTTACAACCTGGCGGAAATGTGATGTACAGCGCCCCTGACATCAACAGCGACAATGCATTTCAGGCCCTGATCGGATGCTACGTTGTTGCGGGGAAACTACTTCAGACGCTCAGGGAGAGCATGAAATGCGGGAATGGGGAAAACTGCGGTACGCGGGAATAGCGGGGGCCGCATTGCTCGCTTCATGTGCAACAGCGCCTAGCCCCGCCACGCCGGATCCAAGTGTGATTGCGCCAGTCAAGACTAGCTTTGACCGGGCCATACATTCGTACTTTGACTGCGTCTATGCCATCGCCGAGCGCTATGCCAAAACGGAAAAATTCACGCCGGACGACATCTCAACTGCCGCTACGGCGGACTGCTCTAATCAAATGAACGATCAGGTCGAAGCGTTCCGGCGATACTCCCGCGCACAAAAGCCCGACTGGTCAGAGCAACTGATCCAGAGTGCCAGCCTCCGGTATGCCAGGGACGTCGAAGCCGAGACGAAAAAGAACGTCATCGCCTTGGTTCTGCGAGTCCGATCAGGCAACTAGAGCTCGAGCTCACCGCCCCCCCCATAAGCAGCCCGCCACCGAGCGGGCTTTTTTGCGCCCTCAATCTTAGCCCGACCTAAAATATTTCTTGACCCTAATGTTAGGTCGGCCTAAGATAGCTCCATCAACACGACGGAGCGCGAGATGGATGACTACGGCAACGAGATCGACACCTTGACCCAAGGCCGCGGCAGCTTCATGGCGCTGACGCGCTGGACGCTGGACGGCATTCACGAAGGTCAAGACATCACCGAACTGACGCTGGCCTTCTACGGCCTGGTCTGCTGAGGAAGCGCGAGATGCAAGCCACCCCCTGCGCCAATACGCAATACCTGAACGCCTACCAGCGCGAGCAGGACCGCGCCGACGAGCGCGCCGAATGGATCGAGAAGGAAGCCGAGGCGAAGTTGAAGGCGCTGAAGCCTTACACGCGCGGTGACCTCGACGAGGCCGTGTCAGAGGTGATGGCTGACAAGTCGAAGAATGCCGCGATCCTGGCTGCGTTTGCTGGCAATGACGATTGCGCGCTGGGCGCTGCCTTCCGCGCTGCGGTCGATGCCTACTGGCTGAACTACTGCACGAACCAAGCTGCTGACGACTACGACGACGGCGCGGCTGAGCCCGACTACGGGAGGTATTGAGCCATGACCGCCGAAACCATCTTCACCTGCCACATCCAGCCGGAGACGGCGCAGCGCATCGACAGCGTTCTCTCGCGCATGGCTCGCGTCTCGGAACTCTCCGACTACGAGCGAGGCGCGCTGATAGCGGATGCAATCTTCGCGCGCTCGTACTTGCAGGCAGACCAAAAGACAGCGGCACAGATTCAGGCTTACAGGGAGGTGCAGTGATGGCCGTGCAGATCAAGGATGACTTACCTCAGAGTGTGATCCGTCAATACCTCGATTTCCAACCGGAAACCGGTCTTCTCGTTTGGCGTGAGCGCCCTCACCACATGTTCGAAACGAACAGACGATGCAGCGCATGGAACGCCAGGTATGTAGGGAAACCGGCTGGATCAATCAATAGCGGAGGCTACTTTGATATTCGCCTGTTTGATCTGCTCCACCGCGCACACCGCCTTGCTTGGATCCACGCTGTTGGTCCAATCGGACAACTCCAGATCGATCACATCAACGGCGTGAAGACAGACAACAGGATCGAGAACCTGAGAGTCGTTACGCAGCTGGAGAACGGCAAGAACCAGCGACTCGGGGTCAACAGCACCACGGGAATCTGTGGCGTCTGCTGGGACAAGCAGCATAAGAAATGGCGAGCGCAGATCGTTGTTCAAGGTCAGCGAATCCTTCTTGGTGTGTTCACAGATATCGAGGAAGCGGCAAGCGTCAGGCGTGAAGCCGAGAAACGTTTTGGCTTCCACCCAAACCATGGAGCACCGAGAAATGATTACACCTGACGATCCGACCTACCTGCGCATCCGTCGCAACAACCTCCGCCTGAAGTGGGCGACGGCCGCCGCGATTGTGGTGCTGGCCGCGGCAAACCTGATTTCGATTCTTGGAGGCTGACCATGATCCCGAAGAACACCGATCTCCGGCACTACGAATCGGACCTGTCCGACGACGAGATGCAGGAATGCCGCCTCGCCGGTCTGCGCCAGAAGGAGATCGCGGCGCTGGGCGAGAAGTACCTGTGCCACCCGACTAAGGCACCCGTGCGCGGCGTCTACCACCCTCTCACCGGAGCACGACTGCAATGAACGCACCCCGCACCCTCACCGAACTCTGGACTGGCGTGCAGCACGGCCTGTCGATCGACGCCTACCACGGCATGGAAGGCGCGTCGAAGACGGTACTGGACTCGGTAGCCAAGTCGCCGGCCATCGCCTATGCCCGCCATCTGGACCCGAACCGCCCGGCCGCCGAGCAGAAGTCCGGCCAACTGGAAGGCGAGCTCGCTCACTGCGCGATTCTCGAACCGGACGAGTTCTCGAAGCGCTACGCCGTGGGCCCGGACGTGATCCGTAGCACCAAGGTGTGGAAGGAATTCGAGGCGGCCAACGCCGGCAAGAAGTGCATCAAGCCGGGCGAGTACGAAGCTGCCATGCGCCAGGGCGAATCGGTGCGCCGACTGCCGGAGATCCGCGACGCGCTGGCCGCCGGCCACCCGGAAGTGTCGGCCTTCTGGATCGACCCGGAGACTGGCGTGAAGTGCCGCTGCCGGCCTGACTGGGTGCATCCCTGTGGTGACGCTGGCTCGATCCTGCTGGACGTCAAGACCTATAGCGACGCCAGCCCGGCCGAGTTCCGTCGGCAGGTGGCCCGCAAGCGATACCACGTGCAGGACGCCTTCTATTCCGACGGCTTCCAGCGCGCCAGCGGCCTCGAAGTACTGGCCTTCGTGTTCGTGGCGGTGGAGACGGAATGGCCGTACGCCGCCAACGCGCTAATGCTCGACGACCTGGCCAAGACGACCGGCCGCGACCTGTATCGGCGCGACCTGGACACCTACGCCGAATGCCTGCGCACGGGTGAATGGCCGGGATACAGCAACCAGATCGAAATCATCAGCCTGCCCAACTGGGCTATCTCCAACCTCACCGAGGAATAACACCGTGGCACAGACCAACCTTACCGCCATCAAGAACGGCGAGAAGCCCCAGAGTCCCGTCGACAAGGTCGCGCACATGCTGGCCAGTCCGAGCATGCAAGCGCAGATCAAAGCCGCGCTGCCGCGTCATATGACTCCAGAGCGCCTGGCGCGCATCGTGACCACCGAGATCCGCAAGGTACCGAAGCTGGCCGAATGCTCGCCGGTTTCGTTCTTCGGTGCTGTCATCCAGTGCGCACAGCTTGGCTTGGAACCCGGCAATGCGTTGGGCCATGCCTACCTGCTGCCGTATGGCAAGGATGTGCAACTGATCATCGGCTACCGCGGCATGATCGATCTCGCTCGCCGCTCGGGTCAGATCGTCAGCATCGACGCGCGCGCTGTCTACGAAGGCGACAAATTCGAATGCACCCTGGGCCTGGACCCGCATATCGATCACGTGCCGGACTGGAACAACCCGAACCGCACCAAGGCCGAGAAGCTTCAGTTCGTCTACGCCGTGGCCAAGCTGAAGGACGGCGGCATTCAGTTCGACGTGATGAGCCGCGCCGAAGTCGAAGCCATTCGCAGCCGCAGTAAGGCTGGCAACGGTGGGCCATGGAAGACCGACTACACGGCCATGGCGCTCAAGAGCGTGGTGCGCCGCCTGTTCAAGTTCCTGCCTGTCAGCATCGAAATGCAGACCGCTGTCGGCCTGGATGAGCGTGCTGATGCCGGCCTGTCGCAGGACAACGGCGCAATTATCGACGGCCAGTTAAGCCAGGTGGACGAAGACGGCGTGATCGAAGACGCGCCGCAGCTCGGCAACCAGCCCACGGGCGAGGCGCTGCAGTTCGACATCGGCGGCTTCAAAGCCAAGATCGCGGCCTGCACCGATGCCGACGTGCTCGACCTGCTGGCCGACGAGATCCGCGAGGTTCCCGAGCAGTACCGGGCCGAGCTGACCGACGCCTACCACGACCGCCGCACTGTGCTGGAAAACCAGTAACCCTACCCCCTTGCGGCCGCTTCACGTCCCGCGTCCGCCCGGCCCTTTTATTCCACGACCATCGGAGAGACGATGAAGCCCATCCTGATCTATGACACCGAAACCAACGGCCTGCCCCTGTGGAACCAGCCGTCGGAGCATCCTGGCCAACCGCACATCACGCAGCTGGCTGCAGAGCTGTTCGACGCCGACAGCGGCCGCGTGCTCGCCTTCATGGACATGCTCATCAAGCCGGAAGGCTGGGAGATCCCAGCGGAACTGGAAAGCCTGACCGGCATCACGAACGCTATGGCCCAGCAGTTCGGCCATCCGGTGTCCCGCGTCCTCGGTTCGTTCATGCACATGTGGGCCCGGGCCGAGTTCCGCATCGCCCACAACGAGCCCTTCGACGCTCGCATGATCCGCATCGAACTGTTCCGGCAGTTGGACCACGACGCGGCCACGCATGAAAGCTGGAAGAACGGCGCTGTGTTCTGCACGCAGTCGAACAGCACCGCCATCCTGAACCTGCCGCCCACGGCACGCATGGTGGCCGCCGGCCGCAACCATGCCAAGTCGCCGAACCTGGGCGAGGCCTACGAGTTCTTCACCGGAAAGAAGCTGGAAGGCGCCCACAACGCCGCGGTGGATCTGGCCGCGTGCAAGGCCGTCTACTTCGGCATCCTGAACCACCAGGCCGCTGCCGCCTGAGCGGCGCGCCATCCTGCCACTACCGGAGCCACCAACCATGTTCGAACTGTCCCAGCAACAAGTGAAGCTGTCTAGCGTCAACCCGCGCGCCGAGATCCACGGCGACAAGAAGGTGTCGGCGTGCGACCTGAAGTTTGAGTACTCCGCGCCCAATGAAGTGCTGTTCGACTTCAATGCCGGCCTGCTCGGCGCGCTCTATACGGTGCCCGAGGATCAGGAAGATCTGATCGAGCCCGGCCGCCTGTCTCAACTGCGCTTCCCCAAGATGGGCGCCTTCAAGTGGGATTTTGCTGGCAAAGGCTATTCGCTCGAAGTCGACTATGGCCTAGGCGGCATCAGCAACATCGTGCTCGGCGGCGTTGACATCGACGGCTTCAAACTGGTCCCGCAGAACGGCGGCACCGTGGTCATCGTGTTCCGCGCGGTGGTCCATCCCGACGAAGAAGCGTTCGGCAAGCTGTGCAGCCTGGTGCAGCAGATGGTGACGATCACCCTCACCGCGCCGCCGCCAAACACCATCGGCGAGTTGTTCGGCGATGAGCCGCAGCAAGAGCCGGTGACGGCTGACGAAGACTGAGTTTCAACGGGGGAAAGCGCGGAAGCCGCAAGGCAATGGGCAGGCGCAAGCCACAGTGAAGTTCCGGTGCTGCTGACAATCAGTCCAGACGGACCGAAGCCCCGAGAAGTGGGCAGCACAGAGCGAGTACCCCACCCCAACACCGAGACCTGCCATGACCCGACCACTCACAGCCCGTGGCCACATGCACGCCGAAGCCTTCTGTCTCATGCAGTATGCGTGCGCGTGCGGCCACCGCGAAGTCATCTGGAACAGCCGTGATGGAGTTACACCGTTCTGCCTCAACTGCCCGAGTTGCGGCGAGGCCGATCTTCATCACGTCAATTTCAAAGGCGACGTGTATGCGCCCAAGCACTCCCCACATCATGGTCAGCGCATCTTTGTCGGTATGACGCAGGAGCGGGCCGACAGCTTGGCGCTCGCACACGTCATCCGGATCAAGCAACGCTTCGGCGAGGACTACACCAGCCGCGTTCCAAGCATTGCCGCTGATTTCTATCGCAACGGTGAAGCCCCAGACCTCCGCATTCAGGGGTCCGGTTACGAGTACGGGAGGGTGTGAAATGGTCAGCACCACCACGATGATCAAGCGGCTGGAAGGTCTGTTGGACACCGACGACCTGAACGACTGGGAACAGCAGTTCGTTCGCTCGGTCGCCACGCGCATGTACGCCGGTGAAGTGACGCAACTCACTGGCAACCAGGTCGACAAACTCGACCAGATCCACAGCAAGCACTTCGCATCATGATCACCGATATCGTCGAGCGGCTGGAGTCAGCCAACGAGTACTGCGAGTCGGCCGACGCGCGCCAGCTCCGCAAGGATGCTGCCGCCCGCATCCGTGAACTCGAACACCAGGTGTCGGAACTCGAGAACCTGGTGCGCCGCGCCCGCTCGGACAAGATGAGCCGGAGGGCCGTGGCATGAACGCCTTCGAAGATCTCTCGCCACGCCAGCGTGCCTATAAGGCTAAGCGTGAAGAGCAGCACCTGCAGATTCTTGACTGCATCAAGGAAGCAGGCTTGCGCGGCATCCACAAGAAGGGAGCATATCGCGCCACTGGCATCCGGGAACGCATCTTGAACGCGATGATTGACGACATGCACAAACGTCGCCTGATCCATATCGCTGGCTGGACGTTCTGCAGATCGTGCTGTGTCGCTCTCTTCGCCATCGGCAACAAGCCGGACGTGGAGCGCGTACTTCCGCAGCTCACCACAAAGGCACATAAGCAGAAAGAGCGCCGCCACGGGGCCGCACCGCTGAACGAGGAAGAGCAACTGCGCGTGATGGTCGACAAGAAGCACGCCGCATGGGCAAAACAATGGAAGCCGCACCGAGATCCGGCAGCGGCCTGGTTCTGAGGAGGAAGCATGACCACCACCAATGCGGCGAATAGCTCGCCAATCACCGCAGGAGATGCGGTGAATACGCCTAACGAATGGGCACCGAAGCGCATCTGGCTGCAATGCGAAGCTGGCGAAGGCGCATCGCACACCTGGTGCGAGGACAGCCAAGCGCCTGAACACGAGGAAGCCTCATACATCCGCGAGGACTTCACCGGCACTCTCAGCGCTGACTACCTGTCTGGCCATCAAGACGGCTTGGATTGGGCCGCGCTGGTGGTGGAATACACCGATCCGCGCACTGGCGATTGGATGTACGACGATCCCCACGATCTTGCGAAGGCGATCCGCAAGGGCCCGGACATGTCTGCCTACCAATCCGCCCCGACCGTCCCGCAACAGGCGGGGGATGTGCTGACGGCCATGAGAGAGCGTTTGTTTGCTGACATTGCCGCACTGATGGACTACACGCCAAGCAATCCCGTTGTGGCAGAAATTAGGGCTTCCCTCGCCGCCCCTCGCCAGCCTGGGGAAATGGGCACGGGGGTGCAGCCGGGCATATGCCCCAAGTGCGGCCTGCCCAACGATGAACTTTGCGCAGAGTGTCCGCAGCCATCGGCGCAGCAGGATGAGCGCGAGTCGGGACAGTCGCGCATGAAACGGGAGCGCGAAAACCTCAACGCTCGCGTGGACGAATTCCGGGCCACGGCTGACGATGACTGTGTGGAT